TCCAAGACCACCCGCACAATTGACTCCTGACGGCAGAGCTATGTTGCTTAAAAAAGGCGGTAAAATTAAACGCGGAAAGAAGTAACCCATGGCTTATAGCAATACAACTGGTCAAACACAAATTAATGTTGACCAGTTAATTTCCTATGCATTTCGTGATGCTGGTAGAACGGCAGAAGAAATTACGCCTGAGTATATTGGAGCAGCTAAGCAAGCCCTATTTTATAACTTGCAAAACCTATCCAATCGCGGCGTTAATTTGTGGCTATTGGAAAACCAATTGTATGGTGCTTTAACAGCACAACAGCAATTAGTTTTACCAAAAACCACGATTGATGTGCGTGAAGCAAACTGGGTTTATATTATCAATTCTACAGCGGCAGAGTATTTGCCAGCGGATAATCCAGAATCGCCAGCGGTGTTTGCTCAAAACATTAATTTGGTATCCACTTCAACCGTTAGTGAAAACTATTTCGGTTTGCAATATCAAGGTTCTAACCCTGTTTTTTATGTTGGCTTTAATGCTTACGCACCCGCTGGTGAAACGGTAACCTATAACTTTGCTTACGAAGTATCTAACGATGGCATTCACTGGACAACTGTTCAGCAATTCCCATCAGTTACCATGACTGATAAGCAATGGCAGTACTATAACATCAGCACCACCCCTCCTTATCTGTATTACCGTTTGCGTGAGACTGTAGCTCCTACATTCTCCATTCGTCAGATTGTATTTTCAACTAGCCAACAAGTTATTCCATTAGCTCGGTTAAATCGTGATGACTACTGGAATTTACCAAATAAGCAATTCCCATCAGTTCGTTCACTGCAATATTGGTTTGATCGTACGATTGAGCCTTCTATGTATTTGTGGCCAGTACCAAACAATGACTTCCAAATGTTCCAATTAGTTGTGGAAGTGCAGATGCAAGATGTGGGTTCACTGACTAACCAAATTTATGTGCCAGATCGTTGGCTCAATTGTGTACAAAAGCAATTGTCTCATAGCTTGGCATTACAATTACCTCAAGTAGATATGCCACGCATTCAGTATTTGGAGTTGCAAGCCGAAAAAGCATTCTTGCAAGCTAGTGAAGAAGATCGTGATAAGTCACCAATCTATTTCCAACCCAACGTGTCATACTACACCAGATGAACACTTCTTTGTATTGGATCCACCATAAAGACCATACTGACATGTTTAGTCAGGGGTATATTGGTGTTTCTAAAAACATCGAAGCTAGGTGGTTTAGGCATAGCAAATATTCTGATAATCAACATCTTAAAGCAGCGATTAAAAAATATGGTTGGGACAACCTTATTAAAGAAGTTGTTTTAATTGGGGAAGAAACATATTGTTACGATTTAGAAACAAAAATTAGACCAGCCAAACAAATTGGGTGGAACATTGCTGAAGGTGGTGCAAAACCGCCTGTGTCACAATATCGCGGAGATAATTACGTTAGTCCTCTTAAAGGTAAGTCAAGAAAAACTCCTTGGATGTTCGGACGTAAAGTATCCGATAAAGAAAAAAAACTTGCTTCTGAACGTAAAAAAGTAAAAGTTAAATACAACGGTATTGTTTATGACAGTTTTACCGCACTGGCCAATTTTTTAGGATTAAAACACGCAACCCTTGCAAATAGGATCTATAGAAATGCCAAAAAATATGGCTATGAGGTTTTAAAATGAGCGTAATCATGACCTACGATTCGCTGGTGCTCAATATCCAGCAATATATGGAGCGGGATGATGCTGACTTTATTGCACAGATCCCTAACCTCATCGCTTTGGCAGAGTCATCAATTGCGGCTGAATTAAAGACCTATTTACAATTAATTGTTGTAGAAACCAGTTTAGCAACCAACCAAACTATTTTAAATAAACCAGCTCGTTGGCGTAAAACGGTTTCTATGAAAATTAATGGTGAGCCTATTTTGTTGCGTAGCCAAGATTATGTATCGCAGTATTTGGCTGAGTCTAGTAATGGTCAGCCTTTATATTATGCCGACTACGATTATAGCAACTGGAATTTTGCCCCAAAACCAGACACCACTTATCCAGTGGAAATTATTTATTTTGCTGAGATTCAACCATTGGATGCTAATAACCAACAGAACTTGTGGACTCAAATTGCTCCACAAGCAATGCTTTATGGTGCTTTGTTACAAGCCCAAGGTTATTTAAAAGCTTTGGATAAGTTGCCAGTTTGGAAACAATATTACACTGATGCACTTAACGCACTCAAAAAAGAAGACAACTCTCGTCGTGTGGATCGCAACACGAGTGTACAGGAACCCTAATAAATGACTACACCAGTTTACACATCGCCATTTACAGGCACCGTTGTTACCCCAACGGATGTATCCTATTATGCACTTTCTTTCAGTTCTCCCACACCACTCTATTGGCCATCTATTGTTAATCAAGGAGTTGGTGAGATACCTGCTGCTCGTATTATCGATTGCGTTTGTACTAGTGCTAACGCCAATGCTGCTATCATTACTTTACCAGAAGCAGATCAAGGCACGGTTGGCGCGGATATTTTGTTCCGCAACCTTGGCTCAAATACTTTTACGATTAAAGACTATACGGGCGCAAACTCCGTTAGCGTACCAATGGGCATTAGTAAGTATTTTTATCTTACTAATAATTCAACTCCCGGTGGTGTTTGGAATAACGTCACATTTGCGGCTGGTACATCTTATGCAGATGCGGCTACTTTAGCTGGAGCTGGCTTAACTACTTCTAACGGTAAATTAGCCGTAACTGAAAATGTAGTCGATGTAACATCTTCTCCCAATATAACTGATGCAAGCCGCGGAGCTACTTTCAATTGGGGTGCTGGCGGAGGCACATTTACACTACCCCCAGTACAAAACTTATCAACTGGTTGGTGGATTGGTTTTAGAAATAGTGGAACTGGCTCATTAAACATTTATGCTACATCACCAAATTCAATTAACGGTAGCAACGAGATTGTCGCTAATCCAGGTGATTCTGGTTTTATTTTTTATGATTCTATTAGTGGTGGATTTATTACTGTTGGTTGGGTTGCCCCATCGGCTGTTACTTTTAATTCGGCAACATATGATGTAGATACCATTTTAGCTAACACATTTAGTTTGGTATCTTATGCTCCAATTATTCAAACATATATTGCACAATCTGGTACACGCACCCAAAGTTTAGCAGTAACATTGCCTGCTATTACACAAATTTATGTTTTGGTAAACAACACCAACCAAACTGGCTACAATATTACTTTCCAATGTCAAGGAAGTAGTCAAGCACCTTTAGTAATTTCTGCTGGTAATATTTCAACAGTATTAAGCGATGGCACTAACCTATATGTATTAACATCATCAGCTACGGGTTTATTTTATGCAGCTAATGGTTCAGCATCACTTCCAGCGTATTCATTTAATAACGATACAACAACTGGTATGTATTTAGTTGGTACTGGTGTTTTAGGTTTGACTGCTAACGGAACCGAAATTGTTAATATGGATGGTTCTAATCCATCGACTCCAGCGGTTAATGTGCTTGCATCGTTAAATGCAAAATCAATTGGTGGTGGGACATTCTAAATGGCAGCTGATAATGTTCAGCAAGATACCTCGCAATTTACTCGGATTTATACACTAGCAGTTCCGCCGGGTATTAAGCGTGATGGTACTTATTTTGAAACCGATGAGTACACCGATGGTGTATGGTGTCGTTTTCAGCGTGGCGTGCCTAAAAAGATGGGGGGCTATCGCTCAATCTTTACTAGTTTAGTTGGCATTTATCGTGGTATGGTATCACAACCATATAACGGTGTTAACTATATTTTTGCTGGTAACTATAAAGAGTTAGATGTCTTTACCACTGGTACAACTTTTGCAACGGGTAGTGGCCCGTTCCCAGTTACCATTTTACCTGGCACAGCATTTGCTAATGTTACCTATGTAAACGCTACTGCATTTACCATTTCTGGAACCAGTAACGCTACATCATTTTCAGCTGGAAATACCGTTATATTCCAGCAAACCAGTAATGCAACTACATTTACCATCACTAGTTCACGGTATTCTGCAAACGCAAATGCTACAACAGTAACAGTATCTGGTGGCAGTCTTTCAAATACAATTAATACTGCATACTTAACTACCAGTGCAGTATTTACACCAGATGAATCTTACGGTCCGTTTACAAATGACTGGCAATTTGATACCCAGTTTAGCCCACAAGGCGGTCAATTATCTGTATTTGCACACCCTGGTAAAAACTTAGTTAACATTGATAACGGTGTGCCAAGTCAAGTATTAGTTGGTAATATCACTCCCGGTGCTAACTACAGCTGGTCATTTACTGGATTGTCAGATAGCCAAGGACAAAATCCAACATACAAGCCAATTAGCGTAGATGGTGGTGTTTGTGTATTGTATCCGTTTATTTTTGTATATGGATCACATGGATTTATTGCCAACAATAATGTCAATGGAACATACACCAATCAAAACTTTTACGATTGGAATGGCCCATTAGCCAACCAAGTAAACGTATCGGCATCTAAGATTGTAAAAGGTATGCCAATGCGTGGTGGTACTAATTCACCATCAGGCTTATTCTGGGCAACTGATAGTTTGATTCGTGTTTCATTTAATTCTGCTGGTTCTGGTGCATCAACTGTACCATCAACTTATTGGAATTACGATATTATTTCTAGCCAAATCTCAATTATGTCATCTAATGCTATAGTTGAGATGGACGGTGTTTATTGGTGGATGGGTATTGACCGTTTCTATGCGTATAACGGTAATGTGGTGGTAGTGCCAAATGATAAGAATGTAAACTACCTATTTGACAACATCAACTATGAACAGCGTCAAAAAGTGTGGGCTACTAAAGTGCCGCGCTACAATGAGATTTGGTTCTTTTATCCCCGTGGCACCGCTACAGAATGTACTGATGCTATTGTT